CGCTCATGGTAGATTGTTGCGTGTTCAGGTTGGCCCGCGTGACCGCCTGTTGATATTTTGCGTCCCACTGCGGCGCCATCGGCTCGTCCTGCTCTGCCAGCGTCGCATGCGCCAGGATGCCATACAGATAGACCGAATAGAGTTGCTCCAGAACCGGGTTGGTATCACTCGGCAGAAGCAGCGCCTTGGGCTTGGCATACCAGTTCATCAGAACGGTCTGCGGCACCCAGTATGGGTCGGGCGGGTCGGGTAGCCACGGGTGCGGCAGGAACTCGATGCAGTCGGCCACGAGCCGATACGCCCACACCAGCCGGTTGCCGTAGTAGGTGCCGGGATACGGGTAGTCCACCGGAGGCGAACCGGAGGCGTCGGTCCAACTGCCCGACCACTCGTCTTTGAGCACCAGGTTCTGCCCCGTGGCAGCGTCCCTGATGCTGGCCATGGTGCAGAAGTCAGGCGGCAAGGTGATGAAGGCCGAATCAACCGGCTGGGTCGCGCTGACCTCCATGCACCGGGCGCGCAGCGTCTGCTGGATCTCCGTCTCTACCAGCATCACCCAGGACGGGATGCGTGCTGCGGCATCCCGGCGGTCGAGATACCACAGCACATCGTCCTGAAGTTGCTGGAATGACGCCAAGGGTCAGTCCCGCTTCTGCTCGCGCTCCCGGCGTTCACGGTCTTCCCGCTCGCGGTTCTCGCGCTCCTGGCGCTCCCGACGCTCGCGCTCTTCGCGCTGCTCGCGCTGGTCGCGCTCCTGCCGCTCGCGGTCCTGATCCTGGCTCTGGCTAGCCTCACGGCCCGGCTGCGGCTGTGTGGGCTGCCCAGGCTGCTGACGCTCACGCTCCTCGCGCTGCTCACGCTCCTGCCGCTCGCGGTCCTGGTCCTGCGGCGGGTAGGGCGGTGAAGGCGTCGGCTCTGGGATCGGCTGGCCGGGTTGCTGCGGCTGGTTGGGCTGCTGATTGACCGGGCGTGGCTGCGGGTCGGCCTCGATCGGCTGGCCAGGGTTAGGCTGGCCGGGCTTGCGCGTCACCGCCCGCTCCACGCTCAGGTCATGCGGGTCAGGCTGGCCCGCGATCTCGGCCTGCTGGCGGGTCGACTCGCGCGCCATCCGCAGCACCTCGCGCCCGGCCTGGTAAGCCATCTCGCGAAGCTCCGTAAAGGAATCGGCATCAGGATAGCAGCGCGCCACCAGCACCTTGTCATAATCCGGCGGCAGGTAGGGCTCGTCCACGTTGGTCGAGCCAGCCCATCCCGGCGGCGGGATCATGTCCCCTTGGTGATACTGGCCGGGGTATTCCTGACGCGGCGGCACCGGGTTGCGCCCGTGCTCATCAGAGCCGGGGAAGCGCGGCGTCTGCATGGTCTGCACGCCTTGCGCGCGCTGTGCCGCTGTCGCCGTGGGCGATGGCGCCATCTCAGCGTTGCGGTTGGGCTCGTCTGTGGTTCCCATGGGCATGTGATAGCCTCCTAGAGACGTCGTCCGTCGTCCGTCCGGAACACCCGGTTGTCACGCTGGTTCAGCCACGCATTCATCGCCTTCTCGTCGTACCAGATGCCGGTCTGCATCAGCCGTTGCACGACCACGTTTGGGATCGAGGCAACGCGGGTGAAGCCGGTCTTGCTGGTGCCGGTGAAGTTGCTGGCTGCACGCTTGCATGCCTCGACGATCGGCTTGACGTTCTGCGTGTAGGTGATGAGCGGCAGGCCGGTTTCCGAGTCAGTGGTGATCTCGGTGTAACGCGTGGTGACCTCGTCGTACTTCTCATACAAAGTCGTCATTTGTAACGCTGCCTCCAGCCTGGATTAGCAGCCCGCCAGACACGACTCCGCTCGTTCTGACACGTACGGCAACTACGGAAGCCGCGTCGATCGGCATAGACATTATCCGGTGTCAGTGCGTGGCCATGCACGCAGTGCGTCTTGTAAGCTTCTCGCTGCAACGCACGCTGTGCCTGCAAGCGGAAAGCCGAGAGCACGGGCGCATCGCTACGCCGCACGTTCTCGCTCGATGTGACCGCCTCCAGATGTTCCACGTTGATGCATGGTCGGTTGCGGCAGATGTGGTCGATCTGCAGTCCTGGTTGGATCGGGCCGTTGGCTAGTTCCCAAGCCAAACGATGCACCAGGATCGTCTGGCCAATACCAAGCTCAGCCGCATGGTTGCGACTGATACCGATCTGACCGTAACCGTCCTGGTTCATCCTGCCATCCCACACCAGACAACCGGTGCGCGGCGCCAGGACCGCTCGCTGATAGAGCTCAGACAAGGTGACTGGAACAGGGGTGCGGGGTCTTGCCATACCCCCCATGTTATGCGATGAAACATGGTGGCTACCACAACTTATTGGTTCAATGCGAACACGGCGGCATGTGCCTTTGGTGCGGTAACCCGCAGGGTTCCCTCAAAGATGATACCACCCTGAGTATTATCTCCAGTTTTGGCGTAGGGTTGCTCAACCATATTTCTTTCTGGCAACGGTGCCAGTTCCACGTAATCGCGGGTGATCAGCAGTATCATGTTGGGCGGCATGAACCGGTCGGGCGCCAGATCGAGCGTGCCGAAGTTGGTCCGGTAAACGTCCACCGCACCCATGATGGTGACTTCCTGGGATGCAGTCGTGGACTGGATATTTTGCGACACGATCGGGTTGCCGGTGCCGCCCTGCGACAGCGTGCTGAAGTAGTTTTTGATGTTGCCACTCATCAGCCCGATCGTCGGCGAACCGCCTGCGTTCCACGCCGCCTGCATGGCGTCGTTGACGAGAGTGAGCGTCAGATCGCGCGCAGTACCGGGCACCGCCGCGGTGGTGCCGTCGCCCACCGGCATGGTGCCGCCTGCGCCGACGCTGCCGTTGGAGCAGAACGTCGGCATGCCCGCCATGTGGCGCGGATCGGTCGCCGCCTTGGGGATGTTGCTCGTGCTCACGAGCTCCAGGTCGCGCTTGAGCTCGATACCGCGCATGACCAGCTGGCGGTTGTATTCGTCCTCGCCGCCGATGCTGTCGACCACGCGCAGGGTGCCGGACACGCCCACGGTGCGCGCGAATATCTGGCAGACATTCGACATGCGAACCGGTTTCACTGACGGGCTGATGACCGCGGTGAAGCCCTCGGGCTGCGGCACGTCTGCAGCGCTATTGAGCGTCTGGACGAGCCATTCAGTCAAAATCTGCTTGCTACCGACCTGCGGCAGCGCCGAGACGAACGGGGTCTCCTCGGGATCAATCCGATAAATCACATCCGAAACGTCCTCATGGACGGTGCCGGAGGCTAGCTGTTGCGTATATGTATTAGTTGGCGCACTTGCCATCGTCGGCGGTGATGCCATTGGTCACTCCCAAGAAACAGAGACAGCCCCTTGCGGGGCGGATTTCTGCATCTGGAGCGACTGCTTGCCGGGAGGCCGTGTCAGGTGGGTGCAAGCACTCCCGATCGGTGGTCCCTTGGGCGCATCACACGCGATGCCGGCACGGCACGGCGCCGCTGGGTGCGAGCACTGCCATCGCCGTCGATGTAAATACTAAGACGGTTGGTGCGTTTCCTGCAAGCTCACGCTAAAACAAAGACGGCGTGGCTAGGCGTGCCTTGGCGTGACGGGTCGCGACGAGGCGCGGCAGGCTTAGGTGGGGACTGGGGCAACCCAGTCCCCGTGCCGTCTAGACAGACACATATGGCAAATCGGGGTGGTCGCGCATGGCCTCGCAGGCCTCGATCAGGCAATGCTTGGCCTGCGCCACTATCTCCCGCTTCTCATCCCTCTCATCCTGCTTCCGCCGTCTAGCAAGGGCCGCTAGGTGCTTCCGCTTCTCGGCCTGCCATACCTGCCATGGGCTCCTCTCAGGCACTGGAACTCCTCCCAGTCGCGCTCGAACTGTTCCCAGGTCATGGTGGGATGCAGCCTGCGGGCCACGTCCCACCACTCCAACTGGTCGTATTCGTCGAGGCGCGTGTCAGGCACGCCGATACCGCACCATGCCCAGACCCAGCAGTCCCATGCCGAGAATCCCGAGGGTCA